CGAAACGCACCTCACCAACAGGCGTGGGCTGCCGCCTGACGCGATGAGAGCCTCTGTGACGATTGATGGGCTGGGAGGAGGGGGTACGCCCCCCACCCCGGTCGCCGTCTCGCCGGGGGCGGCTCAGACGACCCATGCCTTGCCGCAGACGCACACGGCGACGGTGCCGGGGTTTTCGACCCCCCCCGTTTTTTTGGTGGGCGCGTGAGCGCGCGGAAGCCAGCCGCCAAGCGGCAACGTCACGGCACGGTCGATGCTGGTGTGGTCGTGCGTGCGGAGACGCAGCCGGTCGCTGCCGACCCGAACTGGCGTGAGCCGACGGTCGAATCGTGGGTCGCGTTTTGGTCTTCGCCGTTGGCGCAGCAGGTCCAGCCTTCGGATTACGGTGCGTTGCTTCGGTTGTGGTGGTGTTATGACGAGGTGCTGCGTGCGCGTGATGCGATTGAGACGACCGGGCGTGTGGTCGCCGGGTCGCAGGGCCAGCCGCGTCCGAATCCGCTTTACAAGTTGGTGAGTGAGTTGCAAGCGGAGGCTCGGCAGTTGGAGGACCGGTTTGGTCTGTCTCCGATGGCCCGGTTGAAACTCGGCATCGTGTTCGCTGACGCGCAGCAGTCGTTGGAGTCGTTGAATGATCGGCTGTCGCAGCGGATGAGTGAGGTCGATGACCTGTGGGGCGATTTCGATGGGTAAGCGTCGCAGCCTTGGCGCTCATGTCGCCGCATGGATTGAAGAGTATTTGCGGCATGGGCCGGGGGATGTGTTGGGCCAGCGCATCACTCTGACGGACGAGGAGCTGCGGTTTCTGCTTCGCGCCTACGAGGTCGACGCTGACGGTAATCGGATTGTGAAGCGTGCGGTGCGTGGCCTTCCCAAGGGAAGCCGCAAGAGTGAGTTCGCTTCGTGGCTGGCGCTGTGCGAGTTGGCAGGTCCGGTGCGGTTCTCACATATGGAAGGCGACCGGGCGGTCGGCAAGCCGGTGAACGACCCGTATGTGGTGTGTGCTGCTTCGACCTATGAGCAGGCCGATGTGCTGTTCTCTGCTGCGCGTGCCGCCATCACAGAGGGGCCGTTGCGTGACCATTGCGCTGTGTTCGACCGGGAGATTCAGTTGAAGGATCGGCCCGGTGTGCTGGTGAGGGTGCCTGCCGTTGCTGGAGCGAACGACGGGCTGCGTCCTAGTTTCTGCCTGTACGACGAGACGCATGAGTGGACCGGGTCGAAGCAGCGTGTCCATTTGGTGTTGGAGAATGGGCTGGCGAAGCGTGCCGGGTCGTGGTCGCTTGCCATCACCACCGCAGGGAATCCGAAGATAGACAGCGTGGCGCTCAAGCATTACGAGTATGGGAAGCGTGTGAGGTCGGGGGAGATTGACGATCCCGGTCTGCTGTTCGTGTGGCGCGAGCCGAAGGTGTCGGTGGACGAACTGACGGGCGACCGGCTGCGTGAGGCCATCTTGGAGGCGAACCCGGAACCTTGGAAGCGTGTGGACGACATCGAACGGCGTTTCCATGAGATTCCGCTGCATGAGGGTGCCCGGTACTTCTTGAACCTGTGGGTCGAAGCGGATGAGGAACGCTGGATTGACATGGTGGTGTGGGATTCGCTGTTCGACGACCGGGAGATTGCGGATGGCAGTCGGGTGGTTCTTGGCTTTGACGGTTCGTATAGCGGAGATTCGACTGCGCTGGTCGCAGCGACGGTTGAGGAGAATCCTCATCTTGCGGTGCTTGGGATGTGGGAGCGTCCACCCGGCGCTCTTGGACAAGACTGGACCGTCCCAATCGGTGAGGTCGATGCCTGTGTGCGACGGGCGATGGAACGATTTGATGTGGTAGAGCTGTCTGCTGACCCCCCGTACTGGTCACGGCAGATCGAAGAGTGGGAGCATGATTACGGCGAGGTCGTGGTGCGCTTTGAGACCTATGTGCGGAAGCGGATGGCGCAGGCCACCTCCGCTTTCTATCAGGCGGTGAACACCGAAGGTCTGACCCACGATGGTGATGCTGCACTCGCACGGCACATCAGTAACGCCGTCCTCAAAGAGAGCGCCGCCGGGGCGTATCCGACCAAGGAGTCGCGCGCATCAGCAAGGAAAATCGATGCCGCTATCGCAGCGGTCGTCGCGTTCGCTCGCGCACAATGGCACTATCTCAACCCGACGAAGAAGGTCGAAGCAGGAGTGATGTTCGTATGACAGCAATCATTTTGCAGGTTTCCGGTACCTTGCTGCTGACTGTGGCAGGATGGTTGGTTGACCCGGCGCTTGGGTGCGCTGTCGGCGGCATCGGGCTGCTGGCATTCGGGCTGGCGATTGAAGGGAACGGCTGATGCTCGGACGGCTCGTCGGGCTTGAGACTCGCGGTTCGTATCAGGCGCTGTGGGGATCGGGTGCGCTGTTTGAGCGTCCGACCGCATCGGGCATCGCGGTGTCGCAGGACACCTCGCTGCAACTGTCTGCCGTCTATGCCTGTGTTCGTCTCATCTCCGACACGATTTCGACGCTGCCGGTTGACCAGTACCAGCGGCTTGGCGGGACACGCCGCCCGTACCGTCCGCGCGAAGCGTGGATTCAGAGGCCGAACAGTCTGCACGACCGTGTGACCTTCTACCAGCAGGTCGTCACCTCGCTGCTGCTTGACGGCAACGCATTCATCCATGTGATGCGCGACGACGAAGGTGTCGTGTTTGAGCTGGATGTCTTGAACCCGACGCAGGTCGAACCGTTGATGGCGAACGGGCAGGTCGCCTACCGGTACACCGGGCAGGATCGGGAACTCGTCCTCACCCGTGACAATGTGCTGCACATCACGGAGTTGCTGCTGCCCGGACAGTTGCGTGGCGTGTCGCGCATCACCGCGAACAAGGAGAACCTTGCGCTCGCGATGGCGTTGCAGCAGTTCGCTGCGACCTTCTTCGGGAACTCCGCGTATCCCGGTGGGCTGATTGAGATTCCGGGTGAGCCGTCCAACGGCGACCAGTTGCAGCAGATGATTGACCAATGGGAGTCGCATCACCGTGGCATCCGCAGGTCGCACCGGCCTGCCGTCCTGTATGGCGGTGCCAAGTTCGTGCCGACCTCCGTGAACCCGTCCGACTCGCAGTTGCTTCAGGAGCGAATCTTTGCGGTCGAAGAGGTCGCCCGTCTGTTCCGGGTGCCGCTCTTCGCGCTTGGAGTCGCGGTGCCGGGGGCCGTGTCGTACGCATCGGTTGAGCAGCAGCAGTTGCATTTCCTGACCCACACGATTCAACCGCTGGTGTCGCACCTTGAGGAGGCATTCTCGTCGCTGCTGTCGAACCCGAACACCTTCATCCGGTTCAACCTGTCCTCCCTCGTCCGCGCGGACCTTGCGACACGGACACAGGCCTACTCAACGGCGCTCGCTGCCGGATACATGAGCGTCAACGATGTGAGGTCGCTGGAGGACATGGCCCCTGCCGGTCCTGACGGCGATGCGTACCGGGTGCCCCTGCAAAACATCCCGATCACCGACGCGCCGGTCATCACGCTCAACGAACGGGCGAAGGCGCTGTCGCTGCTAGTCACCTCCGGTTTCACCCCGGAGTCCGCTGCTGCTGTCGTCGGAATCGACGGTCTTGAACACACCGGGCTTGCGTCGGTGCAGTTGCAGCCGGAGATGAACGACGACGGCACGGTTCAGGCAGGCTGATGCTCACCTCCGCGCAGTACACGCTGACCCAAGGAACGCCGACGCTGGTCGTCGCACCGCACCCGGAATGGCAGAGGGTCACCCTGCATAACGCGACCAAGTCGTCGAACGAGTACATCTTCATCGGCCCGATGAATGTCTCTACGACCACCGGACTGCACATCGACCCCGGCGGCACGGTGCAGTTGCAGTTGAATGCTCGCGAGGAGGTTTGGGCCGTGTCCGATCCCGAAGGTCTTGAGCTTCATGTCTTGAGGCAGACGAACTGATGCCGTACTACATCACCGATGAGGCCGAAGGTTGCGAGGGCTGGGCTGTCGTCAAGGAGGACGGCGAGGTTCTTGGCTGCCACCGGACGAAGGGCGCAGCAGTCAGCCAAATGGTTGCGGTGTCGCTTGCGGAGGACATCGAACCGGGCGGTGAGCGGCAGGTAGACCTTGACCTTCCCGATTACATCGTCGCTGCTGCGAACCGTGGCCTCCAGTTTTACCGTGAAGGGCTGGGCGGTTCCGGCATCGTTGAGCGGACGGTGCGTGAGGCGCGCGAGATGGCAGACGGTCGTGTGTCGGAGGACAAGGTGATTCGTGTGTCGGCGTGGGCTGCCCGTCACGCGGTTGACCTTGACGCGGAAGGTGCGCGTCCCGGTGAGGAAGGTTTCCCGACTCCCGGCGCGGTCGCCCATTATCTTTGGGGGATTCCCACGGGTGACCGGTACGATGATGCACGCGCATGGTTCGACCGCAAGGCCGATCAGATTCGTGAGGAGGAGGGCCGGATGTCACCGACCCCAGTCAAGCCGCGTTCCAAGAATGCGAATGTGGAGTTCCGTTCGTTCAAGAGCGAGCTGCGTGCCGAAGGTGACGGCAACATCGTCTCCGGTTATGCGGCGGTGTTCAACTCGCCGTCGGAGCCGCTGCCGTTCACGGAGCGAATCGCACCGGGCGCGTTCAGCCGCACCCTGCGTGAGCGCCGCAAGGATGTCCGCGCCTACCTCAATCACGACTCCACCTTCGTGCTTGCGTCACGCCGTTCCGGCACGCTGGAGTTGCATGAGGACGATCACGGTCTTGCGTTCCGAATGCAGTTGCCTGACACGACCTATGCGAACGACCTGCGGAACCTGATGCGCGACGGCATCGTCGATTCCATGTCGTTCGGTTTCACCGTGCAGCGCAACGGCGACAAGTGGAACGAGGACGGCACGGAGCGGACGCTGACCGGTGTGGCCCTGCATGAGATTTCGATTGTGACCGGATATCCGGCCTATCGTGCTGCGTCTGCTGCGCTTCGTTCGCTGGAGCGGATTAGCGAGCGGACTGGTGTAGCGGTTGACGAGTTGCAGGATGCGTTCGACCAGTTGGCAGAGGGAACGCTGTCGAAGGACGGTGCAAACCTGCTGCTGTCTGCTATCGGTGAGGTCGCGGCGCAGCCGGACCCGGAACCGGAGGTCGCCCCGGACCCGAACCTGCTGGCGCTGAAGCAGAAGCAGTTGGACCTGCTCGCGAAGCGATTCTGACGATGCCCGACATCTCTTACGGCCCAGCGGTTTACAATGTCACGATGGTGGCAGGCGACACCTTCAAGGAAACATTCTCGTTCGCTGACGGTGACGGTGACGCGCTGGACCTTGACGGCTACCAGTTCTCGTCGCAGCTCCGTGAGACTGCCGGTGGGACGGTCGTGGCGTCGATGACGATCACGACGGGGACGGCGACGGTCACCCGTTCGCTTGGGACGGCGGTGACTGCCGGTCTGTCCGGCAAGTATGTCCACGACTTTCAGTGGGTGACACCGGATTCGGATGTGCGGACGCTGTTTGCCGGGTCGTTTACGGTGGTGGATGAGGTGACCCGGTGAGTACGGTGGTGATCGAGCCGTCCGATGCGGGGACGGTGGTTGTCACTTCGTCGTTGACGGGGTTTGTTATTGAGGTTGGTTCGACGCAGCCGTATGTGCAGGAGGTGTTGGTTCCGGGGGCGCAGGGTGCGAAGGGGGATACGGGGGATCAGGGGCCGCAGGGTCCGCAGGGTGATGAGGGTGTCGTGATTTCTGCGACGGCTCCTGCGAATACGGAGGTGTTGTGGGCTGATACGTCGGAGCCGGGTGATGCGGTGCTGCCGATAGGGGGTTCAGCAGGGCAGGTGCTGACGAAGGTTTCAGGGTCGGACTATGACGCAGGATGGACTCATCAGGCGTATTCATGGTCTTACCCGTCAGGTTATTATGTGTCCATGCCTCCTGTGGCGACTACCGGCGCGACGCTTGTTTCCAAGCGCACCTTCGTCACACCGTTCTTCTTCCCGAAGCCAACTGCCATCGACCGCATCAGCATCCGGATTACCTCTGGTGGCGCTGCCGGTTCTGTCGTCCGTTTCGGCATCTACGAGAACGACGACGGATTTCCCGGTGCGCTAATCGCAGACCTTGGGACTATCGACGCGACTACGGTTGCAACAGCCGTTGAACTCACCATCGACGAGACCGTTTCCGGCTGGGTCTGGATAGCAGCACGACTCAATAACCTGTCTTCGCCAACCGTCATCAGATACAACGGCGGCACACAGTTCATTAACGTCAACACATCTGTCCCTGCCGTAAACCTGTCAGGGTTCTTGTCTGCACCGGAAACGCCGGATGATGAACTACCGGACCCGTATCCTTCCGGTGCCAACTCTGCCCCGTCCAACACCGGGCCGGTCATGCGTGTGAGGGTGGCATGATGTCGCAGGTTGTCGTTTTCGGTCTCGGCGGGTATGACCCGTCTCGTCCTGATGGCAACATCATCGAACAGTACGAGGTGCCCGAACCGGAACCGACCCCGGAAGAGTTGGCACGCCAGTCTGCTCTCGCCAAGTTGCAGGCGCTCGGTCTGACTGAACAGGAAGCCCTCGCGCTGATCGGAGGTGCCGGATGACTGTCCTGAAGCAGTATGACGAGGACTCGGAGGCTTGGGAGACTATTGTCGTCGGGAAGCAGGGACCTCCGGGTGTTGTTGCTGCGTCTGCTCCTGTCACTTATGACTCGGGGACGCAGACGGTCGGTATCGACCCGGTGGGCTATGTCGCGGCGGTGAATGGTTCGGCTGGGACGGTGACGCTGGATGCTGCCGCCGTGGGGGCTGTGGGGACGGCGGCGACGACGGATGTCATCACGGAGGGGACCGCGAACCTTTACAACCGGCTGCCGACGGGTGGTTCGGCAGGGCAGGTGCTGACGAAGGCTTCAGGGACGGCCTATGACGCAGAATGGGACGATGTCCAGCCTTATGTTGGAGGGTTCACGCGACTGACAGGAGAGTCGTCACGATACATCTGTCCCGGTGCCAGCGTGGCCTTCCGTGGCAGTCGAACTGTCACCAATAATCGGCTGCATTTCACTCCTTGGCTTGTGTTCGAACCGATCACTATCGACGCGGTGACGACCGTCGTGACGACGGCGGCAGCGAACACGACGGGACGCATCGCCGTGTATGCCGCAGACTTTCATTTCCAGCCGACGGGTGCGCCACTCATCGACTTCGGGACATTTACTCCAACGACGACGGGAGCGAAGACGCTGACGCTTGGTACTGCGGTCACACTCACGACCGGCCGGTATGTGATGCTGTATGGCATCACGGGCGGCGGGCCTACTATCCAGCGGCTACAGATGTACGCCACCTACACCGCCGCATTCATTGCCAACAACGAGTTTTACTGGGATGGGTACATCTATAGCTCGGACGGTTCGGCGTTCGTGACCGCAGCACCCACCAACCCATCGCCTTACGACACAAGTGCAGGGAATGTCGTTCCGCTTGAAACTCTTGCGCTTCCAAGGGTGACGACATGATCCGCAACGAAACCATCCTTGACGGGGTGTGCGTCTACGCCGAGGTCATCGACCTTGACGCAGCCACCTTCACCATCGAACGGGACGGCACCGTCGAGTCTTCACGTCCTCTCACCGCAGATGAGGTCGAGGCTTACACTCCGAAGCCTGACCCGCGCGAAGCGGCTCTCGCCAAGTTGCAGGCGCTGGGTCTGACTGAACAGGAAGCCCTCGCACTGATCGGAGGTGCCGGATGACTGTCCTGAAGCAGTATGACGAGGACTCGGAGGCTTGGGAGACTATTGTCGTCGGGAAGCAGGGGCCTCCGGGTGTCGTTGCTGCGTCTGCTCCTGTCACTTATGACTTGGGGACGCAGACGGTCGGTATCGACGCGGGCGGCTATGTCGCGGCGGTGAATGGTTCGGCTGGGACGGTGACGCTGGATGCTGCCGCGGTGGGGGCTGTGGGGACGGCGACGGGCCTGTATGTGTATGACTATGGGACTGCGATCCCGTCGTCGCGTCCGTCTGCGCTGGCGGTGTATTGGCAGGGGACGGCGACTCCGGGTACTGCGATTTCG